ACAATGTCATCTACCGCTCTATCAATCTCTGGATGATAAGACATTTCACGGTACTTATTAACTAATTCTGCTTCTGTTCTAATAGAGCCGTCTAAGTCTACATAAGTACCGTAAACACCGCCTTCAGCAACAACCACGGCCCCATCGTCGTTTGTTTTAGGTGCAAACGAGATGGGTTCCGGGTTCTTTCTCTTTAATTCAAACCCAAACAACTCAAAACCACTCATGATATAATCTCCATAATCCCTTGTTTACAATACTTTTTTATTAGATAATGAGATATATTTAATTCATCTGAACATTCTTTTACAGTAGAATAAATTACTTCACCAAATTTAATCTTCTTGGCATTAGGATTTTTACCACCATTATAAACTCCCTGTTTAGCCAAACTCATCTTTTTTCTCACTTCGGGATCTTTTGCTGGATTATAAAATCTGTATCCTATGGAAATACCCTGTTCTGATAATTTCAATTTTGCTAAACTCATCTTTTTTCTTACTTCTAAAGTTTTTGGATTTCCTCTTAATTTATTTGCCAATTTTTCATAATGTTTATCAGTATTTTCTATAGTAAAATTGTCTGTCTTATTTAGAAATTTTTCAGATTTTGATACATTTAACTTTTTGAGTACTTTATTTTCCCAAATTTTAGCTTTTTCAATACATTTAAACTTTTTTCTTATTTGAATAATATCAGGTTGGCCATTTTCTAAAATGAATTGTTTTACATGGTTTGAGCTGGTGAAATATTTTACCCAAAGATCATCTTCAGGTTTTATGTCTAATTTTACATTCCCCCATCTCAAACCATAATACCATTTATTTAGATTAGTCCAACCTATCAAATAAGTATAAGCTAAAATTTCCACTATAAGATAACCACTTTAATTAGAATAAACTTAGTTAACTACCCCGGTATCACCAGGATTTACAACTTCATATAAATCATATGCAAAATTAACTGTAAATACTTCAATCTGGTTTGTAGAATCCCAGTTTAATTCAATAGGTCCAATTTGTGTCGGAAATAAACCATTAAATCTATAAGTTCTTATAACTCGTCCAGTTTTGGCATATTGAGAAACTGTAGCTTGAACCTTATAATTTGCGGGAGAATCGCCAGCAGTATTTAAGTTCTCATTTAAAGAATTAACTCTATTGTGCCATATTTCAAGTGCATGGCGAATTTTAAAATCTTCGTCATTCATAACCTGAACGGACCAATCATCAAAAGTTCTATTGCCTGCAACTTTAATTTTTCTGCCCCAATATGGAACTTCAATTGGTGCAATAGTAGATGATGGAAGTGAAGTGGCCTGAATCATGAATGATGCGGCTAGGGAAAGATCTGTTGTAAATGGACTTGTGAGATCCACCTTAAATAAGGTGGGGCGAGCCCCACCAAATTTAAGTGCACCTGTGATATCATTAATTCTAAAGGTCATTTATTGGTCTCCTTATCTATATCTTATTTATTAACAGCTTAGCTTGCAATTTCAGAGAATTGAACGCCGCTACGAACCGCAACAAAATTGAGCTGAATGTAGTTAATTGATCTAGCAGGCTTGATATAGATATCACCAATAAATCTATTTGAATCAATAACTTCTGCTGTGTTGTTAGACTCATCACACACAACCTTGAAGTCATAAATACCACGACGCCCTTGGACATCACGTAGATAAGGTTCAATTAGATTGTTAAACTGAGCTCTTGTAAATTCATCGTTGAATTCAAATAGCAGAGATTTAGAAGCATTTGAAATTGCCTTTTCAAGAACAATAAATAGACGACGAACATTGATTCTGTCAAATGCCGATGGTTTCTTGAGATTGGTTTTATCACCATAAAGAATTGGTCCCTGTCCAGAAAGATTAACTACTGGATTGATAGAATTCTTATATAGCAGATCTCTTTGTGCCACGTTAGGGTTATAAGCAAGTTTAATTACATTCTTGATTACACCTCTTGTTGTGCCTGCAGGAGAAAACCAAGGATCTCTTGTCTTGTCTGTACGAGCACATACACCAGCAATATCACCGTTTAAGGGAATGTATCTATATAAGTCATTGTACTTATCATACATATACTTATAACCAGAGTCAATAACAGCATATGAAGATTGTCTAACGTCGGATGCAAAATCAACAATATTAGTAGCTATGTCACTATCAGTAGTGACCACTGCGTTTTGTGGTGGAGATACAAAAACCATACAGTCTTTGCGAACTTCAGCAAGATTATCAATTAGATAATTAGCTGCTTGTTCACTAGTACCAATACCAATATTTCTAGATTTACCAGTCATGATCAATGAAATATCCACATCGTCTGGTGATGTAAATAGATCATAAGCTCTTGCAATATTACCAAAATCAGTTTCAGCTTCGTTAATATCGGTACTACCAGCAAAGTTTAGACTTAAAGGAAGCGCGATTGATGAAGACTGGACATTTAGTGCAGTATTAGATTCGGCTCCGATTTGATCTTTACCAACCCACACATAAGCTGAACTATTATTGATTACATCCTTATAGTAGTTTGTAGTTCCGTCTGAAAGTTTAGAATCAGTAGCTCTTGATAGACCTTTATATACTTCAAGAACAGAACCTGGACTACCTGTAAATTTACCGTCTTGATCAACTATTACAACGTGTACTTCATCATTCTGTGCAGATGTGTCACTGACCTGTAATGCATTGTTACCATTAACATCTACATAAGTTGATCTACCTGGAGCCTGATCTACCTGATTGAAATATTCCCATGAACGCTCAATTGTATTGGCAGAAATTGAAGTTGACAATTTAAGTGGTTGATCAAATCTAACCTGAATAGTTCCAGTATTCGAAGTAGCACCATTAGAAGCAGAAATAGAACCAAAAGATCTAATTTTTAAAGATTGAGTTCCAATTCTTGTATTTCCGACTTTAATGTAATCACCTACTTTTAGCTTATTTTTAACTTGAAAAATCGCTGAACCTAGAGTTTCAAGTGATCCATTGCCAGTAAATGTAATATTACCACGAGATTCACCAACATTCAAGGTAAATGCTTCGTCAAAGATGCTTGTGTTTGGTGTAATATCTGTTCCTAAAAGTACACTAAATGTAGTAGTATTACATGTCGAAGTAACAGGTTTAGAACCAGTTGAATTAGCAATTGAAATTGGAGTTAAATTAGTTAATGTTGGTCCAGTACCGACATATACACCATTAGATACATAGGAATTAACCGAAGTAATTACGCCATTAGCATTAGCATTCACAACAAATACTGCTGATTGATACCAATTAGTACCACCAATTGTTACTGTGTCACCATTAGCAAATCCTGCTCTTGCAGGGAGCGTAGTAGGTGTTACAGTACTTGAAAGTGAAGTATTCTGATATGTAGTATTATTACTTAGATTAATAGTAGAACCAAACTGATTTGCGCTAGAGCATACTGATACCTTAAGTGAATTACCTAGAGCACCAACATATCTTGCGACATAATTAGGTCCGGTATTTAATGCACTTCTTTTAGATAAATAATTGTCATCATTTAAAACTGTATAAGTTGAACCTGCACTTAAACCAATTTCTGATGCAATAGCAGAATATTGTGTATCATCTACTGCTCTGCTTACATAAAGAGAGTTGGAATATGAAAGAAAGCTTGAAGATGTAAACCAAGTTTCTGGGTTATTATTGGTTGGTTTACCAAATACCTTTGCTAGTTCATTTTCAGAAGTAATAAGAACTCTCTGCCCTGCTGGTCCCCAGTTAAAGACACCTGCAATAGCACCAGATGTAGTATCAATTGCTGGAACTACTGTGGTAAGATCAACTTCAGAAACATTAATACCTGGGCTAAGCTGAAATCCACCTCCACCCGATCCAAAATTTTGTACTGCCATTTATAAATCTCCTTAGAAGAGTTTGTTATTTTTCTTATGTTGTATTTATAAAAACTAAGGACTAGAAGAACATGAACTCTGGGTTTGGATTTTGAACTAAATCTATAATTTCATCTTCAGGTTGGCCATCTTCTTTAAAGCCTGTAGGAAGAAGATCGCGTTCTAATTCCTCATCTGTTCGATCTCTAAGTTTCATAAGTGTATTTATGTCTGTTAGATCTTTAAAGTACTGCTGATCTGACATCCACCCAAATAGAACCAAACCCATAACTAAATCATCGTGACAACCGGATTCTGCCTCGTATGATCTTCCTTTTCTAGAGAATCTCGACAATTCAAAGATAGTGTCATGGTCATTGATGATTAACTGGCGTTGCTCTATGAGTAACTTTAACATGGAACAACCAATTGACTTTACGGTCTTGGTAGTTCTAACACCACGATCACTTGTAGCTGTTTTAGAAAAACCAGCAGAGATTCGTTTACCTCTAGCACCGGCATTTTCAGTCTGAATTACACTTTCACATTCGTAGTCAAAATAAAGTGCGTCCGCAACCTGACCACCAGTATCATTAATTTCAACTAGAATAGAAGCTGAATTATAAAGTTTTGATACCTGAAAAATTGTACCTGCATAATCAAGAGGTGTGACCATATTGTTCTTGTATGTACACACCTGATTGTATGGCATCTGTGTAATGTCAATGACCTGAAAGGCAGAATAGTCTAGACCTTTACCTCTTGATACGTCACATATAATAACATACTGATGATTGCCTTGCTTTTCTTCGTAAACTTTCAGTCCATCTCTAGAAACTAAAGGTATCTTAGACACAAGTGATTTTAGCACAGCACCAGAGATAAGAGTACCAGAAGAGCCAACCCAAGCACACTCAAATTCTTGTGCAAATTTTTCAACATCAAAGTCCATTGCCGCTAGAGTCTCGTGTCTCCATTCTTCACCTCTGCCTGGAACTCGCTGCCAGGGAACCTCTACATATTCGTAACCATTCGTGGCTTCTTTAGCACCCATACACGTTTTG